AATAATATTATGTTATTGCAATTTACCGATCAGGAAGTCATTGGTAACATAGACCTAATCATATCAATGATAAAATCGAAAATTGGTATGTCTAATAGGATATTCGCTAGAAAATGTGTGATTAAAAAGATCTCCAACAAAGAATCAATCGATTTTTTGAATAATAATCACATGCATGGTTATAGATCAGCTAAGATTGTATATGGGATGTGGTTTTCTTCTAAATTGGTAGCGGTTTTTTCGCTATCGCCACACAAAAAACATCAATGGGAAATAATCAGGACAGCATATGACCGAGATTGTGTTATTGTTGGGGGTCTGGATAAAATGATTAAAAGGTTTGTAACAGACTATAAACCCATTTCAATCATGACCTATGCAGATAGAAGATTTTCACAAGGTATGAGTTACATTAGATCCGGTTTTAAGTTAATAGACCAAACCAGACCGAACTACCAATACATAAAATCCAACTCTGTTTATAATAGAATCCAGTATCAAAAACACAAACTCAAAGAAAAATTGGATAAATTCGATCCAAACAAAACCGAAGCCGAAAACATGTTTATGAATGGTTTCCGAAGAATTTGGGATGCTGGTCACAACAAATTGTTATTAGGCACACTGGATTCTGTCTGAGGCTGCCGTTGGGGCTACCTCTTGCTCGGATCGCTAGGCTCAAGGAGCCCACATTGATTTCCGCTTTCCATTCCACATCTGATCCATATTGGCCAGATTATCGTAGATCCTAGCTTCCTGACGAGCAAGGTAGTAATCTTGCACAACGCCAAGGAATCCTGGAGCCGAAGACTGAGACTGAATCGCGGGCTGACGGGGCTGACGAGCAGCTTGTGCCCTAGCCTCGAAATCCTTTTCCCATACGTAACGGACAATGTTGAAGCCAGCGACCAAGTCCCTACCTTCTTGTGCCCACTTGCGACCAAGTTCACGGCAAGTCTTTTGTAGCTCTGGGCATTGAGCATCAAGCCACGCACTGATCTCTTCGCGGGACCATTTAAGACCATCATCATGAGAGGAATGAGCTGCGGTGGACATGTTTCTGTGCCTTGCCTTGTCTAAAAACCATTTGACGTAACTGGAGGCGGCTCTTCTCAGTGAAAGGAACCAACCTCTGATTCATTGTTGCAACGATCTGGGGTTTCGTTAATTTTAATCCCGTATAAAGCTCATTCCAATCCTTCGTGAACACTTCCTCGCCATTCTTTATGTACGGAAGCTGCGGAGGAATCGAAAAGAATACCTTATACCCCATATTCGCCAGCCTCGGACCATTCTCCATAACACTCTCAATAGCCGGTTTATCATTGTCAGGTGCAAGCACAACGCCCTGACGGGGGCCTATCAACTTAATCCGTTTCAATTGACCATCAGTTAGAATCACCCCACCGGAAGACAAAGCGTGCCGCCCAAGAGTATTCTGATCGAAGATCGACTCGGTGAGAATGATGTACTCGGCCCTTGGACATTCGTCGAAGCCGTACAAAACATGATCACGAGTCACTTCTAATTCGCCAATCTTCTCGTCCTTGGCGTTCCTGACATCAGTAGAAGGAAACCAGAACTGCTTGTTATAGATGTTCCGGCTCTGCATGTACACAAGATCGCCGAACTCTGTGTACAACCAAAGGATATCCGAGCCTCGAAAGTGGAGGTTCTGTTCTAGGATCTCGTGCTCGGTGTAGCCACGAGATAATAGATAATTCCAGAGGGGGCGTTTTGCGAGGCTGTCTGGGTTATTAAGAGGACGAAACCCGGAGGGGATCTCTATCGAAAACGTCTCCGTGGCTTCTTCTTTAGTTTCCGTTGCACCTGAAGACTGATAGGCGTGTGAGAGGCTTGCGTCTCCCACGAGTTCACGGAGAGCCTCACGGAAGCTCGTGTTGCGGTATAGCTGAACGAATCGGATTATATGGCAGGGGCGTTTCCCGGTTTTGGGATTGCGGTCGCCCGCCCATTCGTCTCCGCCCCAGTCGTGCAGAGAGCCATTGAGATTGATGTTCAAACGTGGTTTATCGTGCCCGGTTAGGGGGTTGATAATGACCAGTTCGTCACCATTCTTTCGGGTCTTGTGGACCTTGAAATTGGCCCTTACCCAGGCTTCGATTCGTTCAGGTGGAATATTGATTCTCATAGGAATATAATACGTAACAGCTATTATTTAGGTGGTGCTAAATCAATATCAATAACTTCTTCAATATGAAGTTTTCTACCTAGCAATGCGACTTGCCCATGATTCTTGAGATGGTGGTGAATATACATCTGGGAAAGAGTGAGATAAAACTCAAAAGCCTCTTTAGTCGTAGATCCATAATAATTTGATATCGGCCCACCATTTTTTAAAGCATCAAGGCTTAATTGCATATAACGCTCTTTATATTTTTGTGGTAAATCTTTCCCAGCCTGTTTGATATCTGAAATGTCGGGAGAACCATTAATATCACTATATGCACTTTTTTCGCCTAATAAAGGCCCATCCCAATACGCCCCATCTACACCCAAATCACTAATCGGTAATATAACTGTAAGAATTAGACATTCTCTGGAATAATACTCATAAACAGCTTCCTTTGTATAAGCGAAATATCGTCCGTCATATTTCCCAGATTTAATAATATCGACGAGCTTTTGTTGATCGCCATCAATAAACCTAGGATCTTGTCGATATAAAACAACGGTTTCAGAGCTGTTTTCATTTATCAATGATAATTTCATTTCACAAAACCCATTCTAGTCTTTTTGCCAATAGAATATTCATCAAGTTGAGAATTATACGCAGATTTCAAAGGGGGCGATGAGGCGGCGAAATCTAAAAACAATAATACATCGTCTTCGGTAGAATCTCTCATACTAAAAAAGTCTGCGTCTTTTGTGGAAAAATATTTAAAAGTCGATTCCAATTCATCGTCTGATAAAGTTCGTGGTGGTCGTCTACTATGATTATGAGATAATCTGCTCGAAAAAGCTAACGGAAATTGAATTGGATTCTCTGATTCCATGACATACAAATGTGGTGTTTTGGTTTCACCATGGGTCCATCCGATAAATTCATCGTAATTGGCTATGGCCTCTATTTCATTGGGCCATACGAAACCAGGAATTTGGTACAGCTTACTCGAAAAATCCCAAATCAATTTATAGTATTTCATTAGCGAATTTCCAACCAGAATTTCTTACTAACACGTGTGGTTCCATCTGGCAGTGTCAATTTGATCTGGTACCAGTAAGTCCCGCGAATGAAGGTGCTAGTGTCGAGGTTCCATTTCACAACCCATGGGTTGGTTCGATAATTGCCTTGACGGAACCCAAGATCCATTTCAGCATCTTGGACCAGAACATCGCAATACTGCGTACCGACCGTAATAGATGCCTTCAGAAAAGGAATCAATGGGTCTACGAGATTCTTGTTGTAGGAGTAAACCGGCAGCGGGATCAGACCAACTTCGAGAGGCTTGACTTCGGGGCTGTTGAATCGAACATTGAGAGGTTCGAAACCGAAGTTGATGGTTTGTAGGCCATCGTTGCAGAGCCATGCGTCTGGGTAGACCCAGAATCGGTGGCAGCATGTAACGAGTTGGTCTTCGTAGATTGGGTCGGTGCAGTCACATGGTGGGTTGGTGCCGGATGTGACCGGAACGTCTGGTGGGCATTCGGCTGGACATTGGTCGCCGATGCATGGGTTACGTGGGTAGAAGTACCAGACGTCGATGTAGACCTCTGGGGCTTTGAAGTCTGATGGGATGAGGAATGGTAGGTGATATTTCCCTGGGATTGGGATACCATCGGGTGGTGGTGCTGTTCCGCATTGTCCGATGTCTATTGGCAATGTTTCTTGGCAGGCTGGTGCTGGATATAGGGGATCTCCGCAGTCGGCGAATGGGATCACAGCTTCCAGATTTTCGGGAGCTACTTTACAACGGTAGATCTCGACTCTTTGAATCCAGAATGGATCATCGAGTCGTCCGTTGTTGTAGAAGTCCACGTTGAGGTCGACTAGATTACCAGTTCGACCACTTATTCGTGGAAATGAATTTGCTAGATAGCAGTCACATGCGGCCATTGGTTCACCTTTTAAAAATGCTAAATTAGGTTTGATAATTCAGCATTAGGGACCATTAACGCCGCCTATTTGCTTGAGCTTCTTGCTCTTCTTGAGCTTTTTTGATCCTTTCAATCCACCATCGCCTGTCTTCGGCAGGAATTTGTTCCTGCTCGAAGAGGCTCAATTTGGCGTGGGTCTTTAGTAAGTATTGTTCCTCTAGGAGGGATTCATACCTACTCTCAAGCTCTTCATCAGTCAGCCGTTCGAAAAAACCCGTCAGTAATGGGCAATTCCATCATTGCCTCATTACTGCACTCCTGACATGCGACGTTTACGGTAGTATCAATACCAGGGGTGTTTTCCATCAAGAAGTCTCTGATGGCCGCATTATCCCGAGAGTGTAGACGGGACACGATTCGGTTTACCAACATTGGCTCCGAATTACCATTGACGGACACAATGGTCTTTTCTACTGAACCATCCATAAGCTGATCGGCTTGGGATGCGACTTCTGTTTGGCCGGGGCGTTGACCTCGACGGTTCCGATTTCGGACGTTACCAGCTCGAACCGTGTTGCCATCGAGCCGCTTGTTAAAGCGTCTGGATGCCATGATGTTAGCGATGTCTGTTTGGCGGAGGAATCGCACTCCGACATATACTTCACGACCGGAAACGGCGGTGAGGTGGGGCAGCACGACTTTGAATGGTTCGTTGCCGATGTTGGGATTAGCTCGAATGACCGTGCCGTACAGTTCGTTCATGTCGTACGTGTGGCTGTTTTCAGCCGAGCAGTTAGGACATTTCGCGACGAATTTGTAGAGATTACCGAATGTCAGACCTCGAATGTAGTATAAGAGGAATGTTCGGTCACCAATGAGTAGATCTTGGGGGTTCGTGCCTCCTGGCATTTCGGAGCATTGTTCGAACATTTTGTCGACTGCTCCGCCGCTTTGGATAAGTCGGCGGTTGGAGAAGGCTTTTTCGACCGATTGAGTCATGGCTCGGACTTTAACGGTTCCGTTTTTCCAGCCTTCGTAGTAGAGCCCGTCGCTTGGGAGTGGTACTTCTTCCCATGGGATGAGCATTTCGTCTGGTGCGTTGGCCAGAGCATTCAGAAAGTCATCATCTGACATGTCCTTGCCGAGATCACGAATATCTGGATTCACTTCTTCCTTATTTGATACGGAAGGTGTGCCGACTTCGGATAATGGGCGTCGTGGGCTGCGTGGATCGTCGCCATCATCTTCCAGATTGATGTCTTTCTCTTTAGTCATTCTTGTATTCCGATTCGAAGTAATCATAGGTGATTGTTATTTCGATGCTCTTGATACTTGCTTCAAGGTAAGTGAGTTCACTTTCTTTGAAGGAGGTCGGCCAAGAGCCGAACAGCTTATATTCGGTGTTTCCAGAATCGACGCCAGCAGCTAATGGGCTGGTGTCGCCAAAGTCTGGGCGATCACTGAGATACTTCCGAATTATAGCATCACCCTTATATGCGTTCGGAGCTTTTACTCCAGAATCAGTATCGAAAATTAGTTCATACCAACGTCGATAATATCGGCTAATGTCGACGGTATCATACCATGAGATTCGAACATCTTCGAATTTTGGTTTACCAGCGAATTTATAATCTACTGACCCGCCTTCAGTGGAGACTTTATCGAAAGTCGCTTGGGGCAAGGTGGCTGTACGGAGGGCGACCACATTTCTGATTTGAGAATCATCTGAGCCCATTGCTGAGCTGAGTGTATCGATTTCCCAAGAGAACGATGTGTAGTACCTCTTACCGGGGCTTATTCCGCCACGGTTGCCACCAAGCCCTCCAATAACAAATCCAGGCATATTGATCTCCGCAGTTCAAGGAAGTCTGAGTTCAATAACTTTATCAAAGTTCAGAGTTACTTGAATCTTGGATATTTCTGAATCTTTATAGCTCAAACTATCAGGGTTCATTATATGCGGCCAGCAACGGAGGAGACGATACGCCCATATCGTCCCGCCTGTGCCATTCAATTGCTCGATTAGAACATCAACACGACGGGCTGCTTCAAAACCAGAACGGGAATGTTGGACACTGAATGAAGCGTTAGTCCACCACTGAAGAAGAGCTTCTAAAGTCAGGCTATAATCTGAAGTGGTTGAACTGACTGAAGCTGAAGAATCTTGAATTATTTCATAGAAAGTAGCTGTGATTGGCTCATATTCGCCTCGTAGGGGCACATGAGAAAAGTCAGCTCCGTTCCATACTGTTTCAGATTGAATCCGTAAAGTCGGTCTGTCAATCTGTTCACAAGCGATTGGAATAATCAGTTGAAAATCTGTAACACCAGCCAACGGCGACACTGAAAGACGAAAACGATGACGTCTCGCAGTTTCAGTGCCGTTTCCGAGGAAATTGGGATTACCGACCAATCCGACGCCATTACAGTCGTCGAAAAATCGTCCAACGTTGAATCCAGGCATGTTTCACCAGTTGTATTAAACGACTGGGCAGCTTGGAGCAATTGGTTGTGGAGTGATTGGAGTTGGGCAGCTTCCGTCCAAGAATTGACGAACCGCTCGATCGTAACGCATCGTGCACTCAATCATGCAGATCTTAGACGATGTGTAATCCAGGTCACCCCAGTCGCAATCTTTCGGCCAGCAGCCCATCATCGACCAGACTTCATTAGGTTGACCAGTACCATCAAGCATCCGCAGGGAGCCTTCTCGCTTATAAAAGCGAGGGTGAGCAACCAACTGGTCCCCAATATCTAGCACTGTTTCAATCCAGTGATAGACACCCTTGGAAACATCAGGATCTTGCTCAGCATCGTACCAACGCATTTTCATTGGTTGGAATTTGTGCTTACCAGCGAAGTACGCGGTTTCTTGGTTGTGGTGCATTTCCACTTCCTCGAACTCGAACTTCGGTCGGCTAGCCGACTCCAAGAGCAAAAGCTCAGTTGTGGTCCAAGCACCCGCACCACGACCCAAGGATTCAAAAATCC